AGTGATATAAGCTTGAGTGTTACCTGAAGCAACTCCTAATCGGTAGATGTTCACTAATTGAGTAGGCATGTACAAACGTAGGTCAGCTGTACGAGTTGCAATAGTTGCAGGAAGTAAAGCAAATGCTGCAGCTAATTTAGTCTCTAATGTAGAGAAGTTAGCGATTGCACCTGTACCACCGTTGATAACTGTATCAGTTGGATCAGTTAAACCTGCAGTTAATTTTTTCTCATAACCGTCACACAAAGCAAGTGTAGGGTTAGCAGAAAGTGTATCACCTTGCCATCTTACTAACTCGATATCTCCATTGATTTTGTTAGCCATCTCACCCCAGTAGAAAGACATGAAAGATGCAACAGAGAAATCTCCGTTAGATCCTTTTGACATTTGCAAAGAAAGGAAAGATTGCTCTAAGTCAAACTGACAAATTTGAGCCATTGCAGAAAGAGCACATACGTCAATTTCTTTAGCGTTCAAATCATCACTTGGAGCTGTGAAAGAACAGCTAGATGGTTGCAAGATGTTACCAAAAGTAACAGTTGCTAATTTAGTTTTATACTTTACACCTGGTAAAGAACGGTAGTTGTCAGCAGTATCCTCAGACAAGTAAGCTTGAGAATAGAATGCTTCTGGGTTAGCAGCCAATAAAGCTGTAGGATCTACTTGTAGATCGAATTTTAATTTACGCATTTTATTTGTTGTTTATGAATTTGTTTACACTAGAAAATCTTTGCTGTGCACTCATAGCCACAGCCTCTTCAACTACTTCCTCTTCTACCTCAGTGCTCATCACTTCCTCAAGTTGATTCTTAAGATCAGCAATCATAGCAACAAGGGCATTAACTTGCTCATCCATTGCAGGCTTAACAATAGCAAGGATAGCTTCTGCGTCAAGCACAGGATCTACCGCCATTGTCTCTTCCTCCGCAGGGATTTCTGTTACTTCCTCTTCGATAACAGTTTCTTCTAAGGCTACCTCTTCAGATAACTCTTCTTTTTCAACATCTTTTACTTCAACTACTTTACCATCTTTTACGATGTAGATTTTTTCGTTGATGATGTGTTCGCCATCCGGCAACATTAAATCATTCATTTGTATATTATTTTGGGATTTGTTTTGCTCTTTTAGTTTCATGCCTAAGTACCCCTCTATACTGAATCCTATTTGCTCTTGAGCTACAAGTTCAGCATAGTACTCTTTATCAGTTACCTGGGCAGTAACCATAAGTGTTCCCTCCGGTACTTCAATACCAAATGATGAGTAAGCTTTATCCTCTTTTGGAGTGTCTACTATCCATGCCTCAAGTACATAGGCAGGTACAGTCTTTTCAGTATCATGTTCCAAGTTGAATAGGTCCTTATTCAACATATCCTTCATGAACTTAGCATGAATTTTTTCTATTTCTTCAGCAGTAAATTTAACATAGTACTCCTCATCTGTATCCTCATCAAAGCGATAGATCTCCATAGGTATCAAAGCAGGTGCAGTGATACGGTACTTTATCTCGTCGTTAAATCTCATCGGCTTTGTCTGAGCACTGAATGCCATACCCATGACTTTGATGGCTGGAGTTGATGTAAAAGCTATCTGTTCGATACCTAAGTCTTGACCATTCTCGGAGTACTCAGGATCAATAGTAATTTTGTAAACTGGTAGTTTATCTTTTGCCATTACCTATATTATAATTTTCCTATATTTGTTCAAATTTTAAAACATGATAACTATCTTAAACAGGGAAATCCCTAACCAAATCGATGAGCTGACTATTGAGCAGTTCGAAACTATCACTGATATTAACAATGATACTAGCCTTGACCCCATTGACAAACACCTTAAAGTATTCGCTTACCTAGGGATACCTGAGTCTGAGTTTTGGGATACGGATGTTGCTGAATTTGTAGAGATTGTCAAGAGCTTCAATACAATGGAACAAAAAAATTTCCCTGTAGTGGAAGAACTTGAGCTTGAAGGCTATATCTACCGAGCACAAATGAAGTTAACTGTACGTGATACAAAGATTATTGAGAAGGTAGCACTGCATAAGAACAAAGGATATATATCTGAGATGTTAGCTGTCATGTTCAAACGTGAGGACCTTACACCTACCGAACACTATGCTGATGCTCACATCAAACAAAAGGCTAAGCTGTTACGCAAGCTAGATGCTAACATTGCCATCCCTTATATCATGTTCATAGCTCAAAAGATAGGACAACAATTAAGAAATGATACACCTACCGAAGCAGTGGAGTGATGTAACTGTTGAACAGTTCATTGAGTTTAATAAGATAGATGTCTCACAGGGTTCGTATCACTACAATAGTGAGGCACTTTCTATCTTGTCAGACTTACCCATTGAGGATATTGAAGAGCTCGATGTCGATGAGATGCGTCAATTAATCAAAGACAATAAGTGGTGTAAATCTGAACCATCCAAAAGATATAAACATGAGCTACTTGGGTTGAAGCTCAAGCCATTCAACAAGCTATGCCTTTATGAGTACATTGACCTGGACTATTATTTTGGTCAGAACTATATAGAGAACCTAGCTAATGTATGTGCTATCTTATACCGGAACACTAAGCTGAATGAATGGGGGGATGAGGTCATGGAGCCTTATGACTTTGACTGCACCATTAGAGCTGATAAGTTCCTTGACCTACCTATCACTGATGTGTATGGATTGATACATGAGTTCTTAAAGTTTAGAGATGACTTCCTTAAAAAGTATGAGAACCTATTTATGGGTGAAGCAGATGAGCCATTGACCAATGAAGAAAAGGCAGAACTTGACCCTGAAGAAATCAAAGAAATAGAGAAAGAACAACAGAGTGCCAAGTGGTCTTGGGAGCTAATGATCTATAGTCTATCAAAAGGTGACATAACTAAGAGTGATAAGATAGGTGCCCTACCACTCGTCTATGTGTTTAATGTTCTCGGTATGAAAAAAGAACTAGACATCTAATGGGAACCCAGGAGTAAATCCTGCAGGAGGGTCAACTGCTTCAAATGTGTACACAATTTTTTGCTGTTTCTCAAGGACCTCAACAGCTTGCACCAATGGGTACTTTTTAGTTAACCATTCAGTGTACTGTCTGTATATTTCTGCAGTGATACCTGCATTGTTTAGCTCCTCAGTAAATTGTGCAACATAATCTCTAGGAGTAATTACTCCACCGTTCCAAAGAAATGCACCGTTATTAAGAAAGATAAAGTAGTACATGGCTACTATTTGGATCTCCAACTTTTGGAAGCCTGTTACCTTGGCATTGATACGGATACTTTCTACAAGTGTACCTTCGCCATCTACGATGTCATTTCTTAAAATCCTTTTTAAGATGTTAGCCATTTTCCTACGGGTAGGATATAGCACATTAAACTCACCTGTGTTTGCGTATCTAGCCATTAATTAAATCTTTAAAAATATCCATTGTATCATCTACTAAAATGATACCCTTATCAGTTTCTACATGCAGTTGAGTATCACTCAATATCTCTACTGGTCCTGTGATTGTATACTCTATTTCGTTATATGTAAATGTCTTATGCATATAGCATTACGTTTGTTCTTAAAAAGCTAACCGAGTCAGCGGTAGCAGTATTCTGCACTGCAAATATTATGTAATAATCTACAGCAGGATTGAATGATACTAAAGTTGCAGCACTAAATGTGATATCAGATGAGATAGCATTGTTTGGATTATAACAATATAATTGACTACCCACCAAAAGAAAGTCTCTCCAAAATGATTGAATGCCTAGTATATTCATTGCTGCTGCAGTAGCTATTAATGTTGCACCTGTTAAGCTGTTGGTTGTGTTTATGTACATTCTAATGCTACTGGATGTAGTACTATTTATTTTATGTACCTTAGTTCTGACCTGAATAATGTTACCACTGCTTACTGTATTGGCAAATATCCGTTGACTTGTACTAGCAGTATTGGCAGTAGTACCTGTTATATACGCACCTGTTTGGTTACCTATTAATGTGTAAGGGCTAGAGGCTATGACTATATTACCACTACCTAGTATTGAGCTACCATTAATAGTCTTGATATTGGTACCTGATACTAAGGCTGCTTGCTTACCATTGAATGTACTCCAGTCCGTATTGCTTAATGCACCTCGATTAGTTGCTGATGCTGTTGGTAGATTAAACTGGTGATCAGTACCACTTGATACCACGTTGAAATCAGTACCTGTAGTGCCTGTGCTTATAGTCTGAACATCTGCACTCAAGCCATTCAATGCAGTCATACCTGTACCGGCTATGATACCTGCCTGTTGAGTTACGGTAAAGATAGCTGAAGCAGCAGCAGGAGGAGGGCTACCTGCAGGATAGTACTCCATGCTAACATCTAAACTTGTAGCACTCCAGTATAACTCATAGAAGTCACCGCCTACAGCATCAAGTAAATAGTTCCAAGATGCAATGACATGACCTGGACCACCACCATGAGAAGATACAACAGCTACAAAGCCTGCACTTCCATCCACATCTGTACCGTTCTTTCTAAGCCATACAGTTACATCATGCTCTTGCACATCTAGGTTCTGAAACTGAAAAGAGAATTGAAGGTTATAGATCCCTGTGTTAGCTATGGTTATCTCAGTATCAGCATTAACTGTTATCCCATTGCTGTAGTCCATGGTTCTGAACCTAGTAGGTTGACCTACATTCACAGCACCTAATGGCTGTGTAATGTCATCTTGATATTGTGCATAGTAACCTACTGCACCACCCCCACCACCTGAAGCATCTATAATCTGCTGACCGGTAATAGCTGTATTGACAGGTACCCCTCCTACTATCATTGTACATTCTAGCAAGTCAGTAGGTTGAAGGTTTCCGGTGTGAGGTGTGAGGATAGGTCTCCAGTCTCCCCACCAATTTGGTGCACTCATACCTATATTATTCTAAGCCTCTGAAATGTTTAGTTACCTGACAATGGCAC